GCTCACTCCAAGGTCCGTTCTGCGTTGGTCCGCACGAGCAATAACCTGGACGACAGGGATAGGCATTCCTAGTGGTAGTGTATAAGTTTCTACTGGAGTAATCAGTTGATCCTGATCGTTCATCATCTTTTCATCTACATAGTAGCGTTCACAGTAGGTAGGATTAAGAGTATCGCCAGCATACCATACTTTCATGATGGTACACTCCATGTCTTCATACTCTATAACCTTGAGGAATTCAAAGTAGTTCTTACCATATTCTGTGGCTATGGTCCAATCAATCACATGCTCTGCTGAACAGTAAGAAAGATAAGGGCGGTTGCTCTTGCTGGGGCTTTCTGGTAAGTCTACGAATACCCAGCTCCAACCTTCAATACCTGACATGGCACATACTGATTCCATCATGCCTGTGAAACTGTTGCCATTTAAGTCAGCATCTTCAACAAAGGCATCATACCACGCTGGAGTGGCAATAGGCAAGTTGATTTTGGTTAAAAACGCTGGATGGCGTGTAGGATCTGATTCATATACCACGTCAACGATTTCGTCAACGATGGCTTTACAAATAGGTAGGGCCGCTACGTTCATTAGTTTATCACGGAATAGCGCGGCATCTTCACTAGGGCGTTTTACTAAGACTGAATTCTTGAATGCTGGACCACCTTCATAGGCGGCACGATAACTCAGCATCTGTGGTTTGATTTTGTTCATCAAGGCACTTGGTGCCAATAGTTGTCGCACGGTTAATGCCATAAGAGATTATTCCTTGGTGTCATTGTGTTATATTTAGTGAGTCTTGGTGTAACCACGCTGTAATCAGGTGATTTACATCCAACTCTCATCGCCCTGCTCATCAAAGAAACGCTGTTTAATCAGTGTATCAATGGCAGGCATACCATCTACCCTAGAACGAGCCGCTGGGTTACGCATAAACTCTTGTCCTGGCTCTGCTTGTTCCATATGATCCCCATCTAGATATTCAGGTAGGATAGGCTGTGCGTGTGTCATTGGGAATAAATGGTGGATACCATAGCGAACGCAGTCACCCAATCCGTCTATGTGTGCGTATTTGGCGTCTGAATACTTGACTAACTGTTTGCGAGTACCATCTTCATAGTGATAAGTTTCTAGAGCATCTAGTAGTTTGGTTTCCCCATCGTGGATAATCAAGCGTTTGTTGGCTATGAATGCGTTTGATGAGTTGTCTGTGTCTGAGATAAGTGGATTTGATTTGGCAGTATTCACAATGCGGAATCCATACTTTTCTAGGATGGTTTGGTCCGTGATACCAAATTGGCTTGTAGTGTCTCTGTTCAACTGTGATCCAGAGCGGTCCATAATGCTCCAGATTGGACGGTGTGGGAAATCTGCCCTTATACGTTGGGCTATGCCCTCAGTTCCACAGTCTGGTATAGCGTAGGATTTAAGGATTTCAATCTTGCCCTTTTGACTGCGAATGTCCCCAACAACTTGTGCTACCACAGCACACATGACACGCTTGTTGAAGTCATGGAAGCTGTAGAGTTCTTTGCCTCTATCATATAGCTGATCTGGAACAGCCATCATGCGGTTCCAAGCATAGAAGAATTGATCCTGTACTGATCCCCAATCGCACTCCAAGTCTTTCTTGAACTTTAGTGGACTGAGTAGGTAGCGTTGCTCATCAATCCAGGCGCGGGGTTGTACACGCATTTGTTCCCAAGTCTTATGTAGTACGATCCATCGCTCAGGATGGTTGATGGCATGCTGGTACCAGTCATAGAAAGCGTTTTTACCCTCTGGGGTTGATATGAGGATAAGGCGTCCTTTGGCTTGTGTTTCACCTGGTTGTGGGCGGATACGATTGGATAGTTCTTGAAGAGCTTCATCAGTAAATTCTGCGGCTTCATCTGCCACAATAAGTCCAGCATTGATACCCTTAAGCCCTGTTTCACTTGATAAACAGAATATGCGAATCCCATTAGGAAAAGTAATTGTTTTAGAGCTGTTGTTAATTTGTTTTTCATCTTCTAATCCCCACATTGAGATACAGCGTTGTTTAAGGTCCTTCCAAATGATACGGGCTATCATAGGTGCTGTTGGTGCCACATAGAGAATATCTCTGCCTTTGTGTATGCTGGGCGTTGTTGCCGCAATAGGCAACAACAAGCTGGCTAAAAAGCTCTTACCTGAACCCACTGGTAGAACAGCGCAGACATTCTTATCACTCAGCATGGCTTGCCACACTTCAGTCTGTGCTCCATACAAGTCAATATTATGACTGTTGGACATTGATAGGAGTTACCTCTATGTAATCTGGAATTTCTTTAGGCGCGAAGTTTAGCGTAGGCTGTAGTGTTTGCCCATTACTTGTGATATCAACCTTGTCCGCTACTACTTTATTAAGGAACAGTTGATCGTATTTGGCTACCAATCCTCTATCTGTGGCTAGAGCATTGAGATAGTTGTTGGCTAATTGAACAGAATAAGGTACGCCTAGCGTATCTTCTAGGGCTTCTAATAGTGCGGCACCACTGAGTTTTTGTTTACTGCCCAGTGGACGTCCAGCACCTTCACGGACGCCACCTACCCGTTTCTCTGAAATAATTTGATTGTTATTGTCCATATGTGTATTTACTATGGCGAAAAAAAAGCCCCCATAAAGGAGGCTAAAACAGTCTATGACTGGATTATCTTGTTCGTTCTAGCTTTGCCAATTCAGCTTGTAGGTTCTTCATCTGCTGTTCAAGCTCTTGTTGTGCTTTGGCTACCAGTGCTGAGTAATAGCTGATGTTGGCAAGTATGCCTGCTTGGCTTAGGTTTTGTTTGACTAATTTCATTGTTCAAATAGCTGTTCAAATGCTGTAGGAGTTGGTTCTGGTGGTAGTTTGCTAAGGACTGAATTTGGCAAGTCAACGCCCTGTGCTCTGTTCCAGATTTCACGCATACTCATCAGGGTTTTCCAAGCAGTCTTTTTGTATTTTTTATGGTCCAACAAGCGTTCATGTTCATCCCAACGGCTGTTGAGTGTGACTTCAGCTTCTGTGACTGCGTCCCAATTATTGCCTTGGAATAGTTCTGGATGTTCACGGTGTAGTTTGCGTAAGACTAGGATCACTTTGGCCCAATCTTCATTCATCCATTTGTGTAGTATGCCACCCCATATCAAGGGATTGTCACGCTGTATTTCACCTGACTGGCGTATGATCTCATTTAGCTCTTCTGCTACACCTTGCCAAAGCTCTATACCGCTTTCTATGGCTATTTGTTCATAACTGGGTTTCATCCAAATCTCCTAATCAACTGTATTTAGCTATGACACTAATTCACTGTCATTGATTGAGTCCAAATAGTCAGCATACTCATCACAATACTGATACCATTCATCTTCAGTCATACCATATTGTTCCCAGGGTTTTTCCATTATGCGGTCTCCTTACCCATTTCTTCAATACGATTATATTGCTTTATACAATCGTTAACAGAAATTCCTAACAAGACAAATCCGTTCACCCAATCATATTCACTAGGACGCTTATTAGGTTCCACAGACTTGAAATATCCGTTTTCTAAATCCCAAATATCATAACTTGGTGTGCGTAATACTCGTTTCATTCTGCGGCCTCTTTAACAATGTCAAAAATAAAAGTTTTATGGGGACTTTGAAAAATAGCGTAGGTAAAAACTCCACCGTTAATTGGAAATCCTAACTCAACTAACTTATTACGGTTTACTATTTTAAACCAAATTGGTCTATTGTCTTTTGTTTTTCCAACCATTGTGTCATAACTAACACCAGTTCGTGCCATTTCTACACGGTGATCAAAAGCATCAAAATCGCTTTCAATATAGTTTTCCACATATTGCTTACATTTATCACGAGACATTGTAATCATTTTGAAACCTTTCTAGTTTCTGTTGAACATGTAATTATTATACTGTCTATTTTGGCTAAATCAAACCATTTTGGTAAAATTAGGGTGAGCCCAGCATTTGGCTTGTGTGGAGGAAATGGCAAAAACTTGACACCCACGGCATCCTGCTATGTGCCATTAACGGGCTCACCGTTTATTTAGATAAAAGAAACCCCCTTACAGCTCATGCTATAAAGGGGTCCTGCTTTCTTATTATTAGTATAGCACCACGAGGGAAAGAGGGCAATAACTCTTAATAGGAAATCTGTCCAGAA